GTGGTGCCACCGGGAATCGAACCAGGGACACACGGATTTTCAGTCCTTCTTTCAAGGTTCACATAAAACTGATTTCAAGATACATATAACGGAATTTCTTTCCCTTTATAAAATATTTATAAAACCAGCTTATTTTTTACAAATTTCAAGGCCCAAATATATCAACACTTTTTCAATGTCATCAAGTGGGAATGATCGATTTCCTTTCAAAAAACCATAAAAATTCTGATAGGTAAAACCATTCTCAATTGCACATCTCCGGATGCTGATATGCTTTTCCTTCAATCTGTCCGATATCGCTTCCCGAATCATCTCCATTTCAAAATCCTCCCAAAATTATACTTTTCTAAATTTGATTTCCGTATATACCACATAAGCCTGCTGTTGCAGTGCTTATGGTTACTCGTTAGTGAGCAATTCTCGGTCGTTTTCAGGTTTTTGTTTAACCGGTAATCTCAAAAGACCTGCTCAAAATTCGTCCGGTATTACCTCCACCCCAACGCTTCAGCTGCCTTCCCTGGAAGGTATCCAATTTGTCTGCCTTCGGCGATGTAAATCACTCCATCACTTTCTGCGGTTTCTTCAATTGCATATTCAAAAGGCCAACTGGGCTGACTGGCAATTCTAACCTCCATGTCGGGGTCAAACCGCTCCAATTCCATGATCAAATCCTGTACTTTCATGATGTTAATAATTAATCAAGTTCAAATTCATCTTCATAAACATAAAACTCATAGCCGGACTCAACTCTGACCAGCCATTTATACCCTACTTTTTCAATCAATTCAATTCTCCGGTAACCCCTGACCGGCACAAATAATGTTGCTGTTCTCATTTTGTCATTTTTTTTTGTGGACTAACTTTTATATCTCAATGAAATTTTCTGGCATTTTTTGCAGCATGTTTTTCCTGCCTGCATTGCTGAATTAAATTCATCGAGTGTTACGATATACCCCCTGACAAACGGATCATTCACGCATGCCATCCTTTTGATGGATATTCCCTCTTTGGAAATGGAGTCTGTTTGTTTTACTAAGTGTATTACCATTGTTGTTTTGTATTAAATTCAAAGCAAATATAATCATATATGATGATATTTACAAGCATTTTTTGATGTTTTTTCCAGATAATAATCAAAAACCCCGGAGTCAACACTCCGGGGCCAAACCTAACTAAACATATGAAAAAGTGCCGCAGTAAGCGGCGAAGGATCATTTCGGAACAGGCCTCTTCCAGAACTTCAATCTATCCCAGAACTTCGCCCTTTTCTGTAATGTTTCAACCTCAATAGTATCGGATGAAATATTCAACGCCGACAGTTTGTTGTCGAGGTTGATAATGATCTGGCTCTCTTTCGGCTTCAGTTTCTCAAAATCGTTACTGATTTCGTATTTGTATTTTTCGATCTTAGCCAGCTCAATGATCACTTCATTTTGTTTCTGTATCTGATCTTCGAGTGGTTTGATTGCGGTAAAATCGACAATCAGAACCGTTGCGATAATTGATATAAGAGACGCCACTGAAGCAATCAGAATGTTCTCAATTTTGTTTGTTATAGCCATTGTTTTTAAGGTATTTCTGTAAATAGACATCGTATTGATCAATAAAATCCTTGCCCGACAGGCAATAATCGGCCAGGACAGCAACACTCTTTTTAGGGCGTGTCATCCGATAAACGCCGTCCCCATCATTGCTTCCTCCCCCGTTTGTATTGCCTTCGATAGTGTAATAGTTGTTTTGGTCCTGCCCTACTACCAGGAAGATATGACCAAGTCTCCCCTGTCGCTGGTAGTAAAGTCCTCCAACCATTCCGGCTTCGGCAGTGAATTGTAAATCTCCCCATTCGGAACGCCATACTACATTTGAAACAAACCAATCGACGACCCGGGCTGATGTTGGTGCCGGTATTTCGGCATGGTCGTGAATATATGCCTGGAAAGCCGCGCACCATGGATTTCCTTCCTTCAGCCCTGTTAATGCAAGGTATTTCTTTATCCAGGGACCACGATTGTTTCCACCTGATTCACGTATGCCAACATGATTTTCTGCTTCATTTATGAGCCGTATCGTTGCTCTCTCCCGGGAGTTTACAACCCGTTCACGATGACCTTGAAGAGATCCGACAGCACATAGAATAAGGCAAGCGAGTAAAATACTTTTTGCGTAGGCTTTAATTCCTCCCATGATGTTTTATGATTTTGAAATGATGGATCGAAATAACGGTAAGCAAAATCGAACATTACGGCAAATACTATCCGGATAAATCCGAGTGCAACTAAAAACATCAGGAAGGCCACAAAAACTTTCCCGAACATTTCCCAGGTAAATACATGCATACCTACCCGATGGGCAACATGGTTGTATAGCAAGAGCAGGACTACCGCAACGGGAATTGTGATAATTTCAAAGTACTTTTTCATTCTTATTCCTCCTTATTATTGATTTTCAAATTTGTTTCTATACGTGCAAGTTGCCTGTCGTGCCGTTTCAGGTGCATTGAATGTTCGTTGAGCCGCTTCTCTGTTCGAGGATCAGAATCCTCCTGACGGCTTTTTATCAAGGCAACAATCTTATCCAGGTTATTGACCGTTTTCTCAATTGTAGCAACTATTTCTTCGATCTTTGACATCCGTGCGCTTTCTCCGCTTTCGCGTTGTCGGAAAAAGTAGGCAATGATAAGCGCCATGACAGTTATGATGCCTAAGGCAACATAGAGCACAATTTTCAGTGTTTCAAGTGTGGGGTTTGTTGGTATCTCAATCATATTTGTCGTGTTTTTAGTTAACCGTCCATCCCTTCGCTGTTGCTATTGTTTTATCTGCAGTCGCATATCCGGGACACCCGCTACAAGTAATAGTTTTTGCTACAGCTGGCAAAGCTGTGAATATCCGTTCAAGCTCTGTTTTATCCAATTCGGCACGCAGAGTAATTTGGGGTGATGTCCCGCTATAACTCGAATTTGCCCAGTCAATTTCAACAGATGTGCATGGTGCACGTAACGTGTTTGAATACCCAATGGCAAATCTGGAACAGCGTACTGCCGGGTGGTAAAATTCTTTCAGTTGATGCGATGTAATAAAAAAATCAAAATTATTAGTGCCATAATTATCACAAGTTGTCAGATATTCCAGAATGGCTGAGAAATAACCTGTCCATCCCTGCAGTGCTGCCGGTAATCCAGACATACTCGCAGGCAATACAAGTTTTTTGAGTGCATCACATTGATATATCCAGTACCCGAAAGCACTAGTAGAAACAAGACCATTCATCGATGATGGAAGGGTCAATTCTTCAAGCATCCTGCAAGTACGGCATATATCGGAAATTGTGGTACATGAATTCGAAGCACCCTGGAATACGACTTTCTTAACATTATAGCAGTTATAGAATACCCCATTTGCTGTCGTGAGTGCAGGGAGTGCGGGCCAGGTTACGGTTCCGTCGAGCGAATAACAACAATTGAATGCAGATCCAATATTTTGAAGGCTATTTGCGCTTGACATTAATGTAACAGATTTCAGCGATGTTGCATAATTTGCAAACGATGTCATGTTTGTCAAGGCTGGAAGGGATGCTGGCAGAATGATTTCCTGAACGTTGCTGTAATAAAATGTGTATGTCAGATTCTGCAAGGCTGTTAAAGCGACTCCAGACAAATCAACTTTTTTAACCTTGAAAGTATATGCAAAGGTGTAAGCCATTGTAGTCAAGGCTGGGAGAGATGCTGGGAAAATCACCTTTTCGACACCTGTGTATTGAAAGGCATAACTGATATTCGCCAATGAATCGGCGGTGCTGCAAAATTCACATTCCTTGAACGACAAACACCCATCAAAGCAATTTGCAATCGTTGTGATATTGGGCGTATAAAATTTTGCAGCTAAAATGCGATACCCGGTTACATATCCTGTAAACGATGTCCTGTAAAACGCAGTAATGGACGCTCCCGCATTGACCGGCGTGAACCGAACAATGTAATATGTACCTGTTCCTTTTGTTGGAAATGTAAGTTGATAACTGGTTGTTGCGAATTCCGCTGAGGAAATAACTGTCATGTCTGAACGTAACAATTCAATTTTCTTGTTACCTGCTGAAACTAACATATAACATGACAGAACCCCCTGTTCCAGGTCGTCGCACAAGAGAAGGATTTGTTCGGTTTCAGGATCAATCAATGCTATCGGAGCTTCCCAGTCATCACTTTGATAGTAGCCATGCGCCGGGCAATAAATCGAAGGGTCGGGCGGTGTCTCTCCATACCCAGCCGCCGGACAAATGATGTCGAGTAATTCCTCGTCAATGTTGAGTTTTCCGTGTTGTATGTAATGCGATCCCATATTTTATTCTTCAATGTATTCACCATAAAGCGATACAAGCCCCACCGAAGTAGGTGTAATTGTAACCTTATCGTACCGCGACAATTCAGTATCAAGTGGCGGATCAATGTCAGGCTCCCCGTCTTCATAATCAACCGAAGTAAATTTCATATTGTAAGGAACGTTGTACACAAATTCCGAGACATCCAGAAAATCGATATGCAGTTCCGGAGGTTCCTTCCCTCCGATACCTCCACCGTCCTCACCCTTGTATTTCTTCCACAGCCCGGCAAAGTCAGAGGCCTCGGGTACCTCGATCTCCGAAGTGGTTGGAAGAATTGCGATATAATCCAGGGCTGGATTGAAAGTCATAGTGAAATCTGTCCCCTCGTCATCAGAAGCATAGGCAATATAGATAAATGCTGAAGCCCCAGTCTCTCCGGGTGTTCCATCGTCGCCAAGGTACTTCACCCAGGTTGCACCTGCAAAATCGCTGCCTGTGGGAGGCGAAAGCGGACTGTTTACATGAATTTCGGCCCTGTATTTGAGTTCAGCGGAAGGCGTGAGCGAAAAATCAGAACCTTCACCATCACTGGCATAAGCCACATAGGTGTAAGTTGAAATACCGTCTTCTCCTGCTTCTCCATCCTGGCCGTCGGCTCCGGTTGCCGGGATGCCTGTATCGGTTTCGCCAATGTACCAATTGCCGTTTAGCCCAATATGCGGAGTGATGCCATTCGCTCCCTGATCACCCGGGGCACCTTCCAGTTCTGAAAGAGCAATCAGGTTGTTCCATTCATCTTCTCCAACATATCGCCACACGATGTATTCACCAACTATATCAAACTCTACTTCCCGGCCATTGACCAGTTTCACATTTCCCCAAAGCATTGCAGGGACCCGTGGCGACTGGGCAATATTGATCACCCCCAGCATATAAATGAGATAATCCTGCTCGTCCTTCACCCTAATGTTTTGGGTATCCGCAAAAATGATGGCCGTTGTAGCCATTTCGTCCCGGGGAAGCTTTGCATACAGAAAATACATTTCACTTGTAGGCAGTTCTATAATGGCCTCCTGAACTGTCCATTCCCTGCTGGGATTGTATTCCTCGCCGTTGTCGATCTTTTTCTTAATTTCGTAACGGTCAAGGGCATTCTTCGCCCAGTTCAGCACCACAATTCCACCTGCCCCAATTTTTATTTTTTCGGGATTATCATCGACATTTGTTTCAACAAGACAGCCATAGACTACAAATTGAGGGACTCCAGCGTCGTAGGCAAGCATCCGGGGATCGATACTTTCATTGCGGACCCTTCGGTCTAACGTTATAAGGTCGTCTGCCGGGTCGAAAATACGGTTGCGCAGTTCGTTGGTAGTCTCAACGTCTTTGCGGGCCACTTCTGTTGTGTTGTCGCCGTTGATTTTCTGATAGCGCTCGATCCGGTCAAGCCTGATGTTCATCTTCTCGCGTGCTGTCAGCATTTTTCTCTCAGAGAGCACCAACTCATACTGACCGGTATAATAGATTTTGGTAAGCTCTGAAACCCTGCAAAGCGAATTCAGTACCAGGTCGGAATCAATTATCCCGATTGAGTCGCCTATGTTGAACCCCCTGTATTCTTCGATCCCGTCGAAATTATTCTGCATGAAAGCCGGATCAACAACTGCCCGCCAGACCACGTCGGGAACAGCCAGGTCGGCAATCAGATCAGTGGCCGCAGCCTGTAAGTCGGCATGTGCCTGGTCAAGATATTCGGAAGGTAGTTCAATATCGACAAGTGTGTATTCGTCACCGGCCTCAATTGGAAATGCTGCACTGGGGAATATTGCTCCCCGTTCGTCTTTGAAGGGGATCAGGAAAATATATTTGTTGTCGTGATCGTAGCGGAGTATTTCAAATTCAAGCCCGGCACACTGGCCTGTTTTCATGCAAACCTTTGCCGTCAAACCTCCAAGCAAGTACTCGTTGATGTCGAACAGAGTAGTATCTTCGATTCGATATACCTCAAAGTCGGTTTCTTCGTATTCAGTCCCGATTGTTCCTCGTGTTTCCCCGTCGGGACTGATCAACTGCAAGTAACTGCCAACCGTGCCAGTCCGGTTCGGGTAAATTTCATCGAAAATATGTACCTGTTCCTTTTTACCGTACACCGATTCATTCAGCACAACCGGCATGGTCGGACATTTCAACCTTTTGTAACCATACGACGCCGGGATGTTTTTTGTCGATCCATAAGCGTATAATCTCGTGCACAGGTTATCGGTATTGACCGACTCGCGGGTTATTTCATACAAACCGTTTCCGCGCCCATACTCGAGCGTGTAAGGCCAATTCCTTGATATCTTGCTTTGGACATTAATTGTCCAAACGGGATAATTGTATACGAAATCAAATTCAAGCTCGTATTCAGCAGCTATTCTCTGTAATACCTGCCAGCAATTTTCACCCGAGAAGGTATGGTTGCGGCGCAAGGTACTGTCAACCGTTCCTTTCACGAACAGTCCGGGGAATGTCCGGTCAGCATTTTCGATGATCTTGTCAATAATCTCATCGACATTTGCATACCAGAAAAATTCAGCGTCGTTGTCGAACAGGAATGCACAATCTTTCAGCCTGAACGATTCGTGGATGAACTGATAGTTTACAACGAACTTGTTACTTGATAATTTTCGGACCTGTGGATCGCTGCCGATGAAATATTTCTCGTATTTGTTGCCTGTAACATCGACAAAAATGTAATCGTTGCGTTGAAATACCACATTGTTGTCCTGCTCAAATGTACAGGTAACATAGTTTTCGCCAAGCAACCGTTTTTGTACCTTCAAACCATTTGCATCGTAGAACAGAAAGCCAACCGGGGTGCTGCCTGAACGAAATACCGCCAGCGCCTTGTACGCAGTATCACCAACCACAGTAAGCCTTAAAGTGAACGTCCCGATCTGCTCTGTTGCAATGTAATTGCATTCACGTGTGACATCGATCCCATGCGTAACATGAACATCGAACACATAACCGAACGGGGTGGTCAATATCTTCGACCCTGCGCTATATATCGCCGAATAAAAAGCATTTACCTTATTGATGAAATTTTCATAAGCTGAAACCGGTGGAACTGCCACCGCACGGATCCAGCAGTTCAGCACAATTTCACGGTCGCCATAACGAACTTCATTTTCCCAGTACTCCTTTCCGTTTTCATCGAGCCAGTCGTGCGAAATGTTAGCCAGGGGAGGGATATCGATCACTCCCTGCGAGCGCGAAACATAAACGCCGTAGTCGAGAAAATCAATACCGTCGATCGCCCAGTTACTCATTGGTTTCAGTTATTAGCATTTTAACAGTTGCCACCGTGTAATTTGCTTCTGCAGTTATCGAAAGCCCGTTTTTAAAAACACATTTTTTGCTTATAAGGTGCCTTGGAATTACAACATCGTGCACCACTTTTGCATCAAGGATATTCTGTAATCCCTGCACCATCGATTTCAGTTGTGTTGACGAGGAATAAAACCCGAAAAGGACAACCTCGAATGTTTTTTCTTCAAAGCGGATATCGGCTTCCCGGTAAGTAGGATAATTGAAAAGCTTCTTCCGTGATGGCATACTGATATGACCGTTGACTGTCGAAAGCTTCAGGTTATAAGTGGTCAATATGTTCACCCCGTCAATGGTCATAACATCGATTTCAGGTAATTATTCATGTCGCGGAGCTGGTCTGATATGGTGTTCAACTTTGCATTGTGACGTGTGTTCTGTGCAATCTCCGACAAATACGATACAGAATTGTTGATTGCCTGCATCTGAACAGTAGCATTGAAATCAAAGTTTCTGCTGATTTTTTCACGAATGGCATAAAGCTGGCCAAGGAGGTACCCTGCTGTTTCTTCGGTTACCGAACTTACAACTCCCGTTGCACCCTGTGGCTTTTTGCTTATGCCTGAAACAATACCTGCAGTATCTTCAAGGCCTTTCAGGTATTCAGCACTTGCAGAAATAATCCTGTCCCATTGGGTTTTCAAATTTCCCCGTTCCGTGTCAGTGAGTATCTGGTCAGACATTGCCTGTTCAAATTCCTTGGCCCAGGCTGCTATCTGAGGTTCGATCATCTTCACCTTCATTGCATTCAACAGGGCTTCCTGCATCATGCTTTCAAAGTTGTCGGCAAAATCCTGAATTGTGCGTTCACCATTGCGGAAACCCTCGACAATGCTGTCGGTGATATTGCCTGCAAGTGTCGCTGTCAACAATCGCTGTTTCTCCTGCTCTGCTTCGGTAAGGTCTTTCAGCAGCTGGTTGTAATTATCGACAGCTTCAATCACCTTTGAATCGGTGATCACTCCCTGGTTGATCAGGTCATTGATCCGGTCGACTGAAAAGTTTCCCTGTGCATCGGTCAATATCTGGTCCAGGTCGTATGTAAAAACGCCGGTTACTGTTTTCCAGAATGCAGCTCCCCATTCTTTGAACTCCCCTTCGAGTTCAAACATCCCGACACCAATTTTCTCACCAAGCGCAGCTACTTTCCTGTCGATTTCGTTGTATGGTGCATTGAACCATCCCTCACCGGAGATCGTCCAGGACATCTGCATCTCATTAAGCTTCTTTTGCGTTGCGTCAATCTTCTTCTGCGTTTCGTCAATGACTTTTTGTGTTGCACGGTACGATTCTTCACCGATTGCAGCATCACGAAGCTCAATATATTGTTGCAACGCTCGGTTGCTGGCTGTAATCCACTTTTCAAATTCCACCCAGGGTTTGCTCAAATGATCTTCGATTTTCGATGTGTCCATCGCAATCGAGTACATCTGGGTTATCAAACCTGTAACTCCTGCCAATTGCTGCAAGATATTCCCGCTTGTGATGTTTGCCAGGCTGTTGAACACACCCCCGATATTGTCGAGCATGTCGGCCAGGTTTTTATCAATGTCGCGCACCTGGAAAGCCAATTCACCGAAAAACTGACTCGTTTGCTGGGATGCTTTTGAGATATCCTCCATATCCCATTCACTGATTTCATTCCTGATTGTTTCGACCCATTTCTTTATTTTCTCGAAGTTGGTCAATACAGGCTGGAATGTTTTTGTTCCGAGTGTTTTAGTATCGAGAACTGTCGATATAGGCTTTGTATCAATCGGCTTTATGGTTGGTTCTTTTGTCGCACCGAGATTGAACCCGGCGCTTTCGGCAGCCTGTATTATTGCGAGTATTTCCTGGATATTGTCTTTTGTAGCGGCAAGCCGGTTCCGGAGATATTGCTCAAAGTTATTGCCCTGCTGGAGGAGTGTAGCATATTCGGTATCAGCCCACTCTTTCCCCATTTGCTTTACGGCAGTATAATAATCCTCATAAGCCTGCCTTTTATTCCCTATGTCTTTCGCAATTTTTTCAGCCGGAGTTTCATCAGCTTTCCCGGCCACTCCACGCATCCGGTCAAGTGCCGACTCTATTTGTGCGAGCTCCGCCATGTATTTCGACCGGTCACCTGGCGATGTGGCCGATTCAAGGTTTTGCTGCCAGGTCTTTTTCAGATCGTTTAGCTTCCTGATGCTGTCGGCCTCTTTTATCCTCTGCTGGATTGTCTTCTCCGATTCCTCCCTTGCGGCTTCCTCGGCTGCCTTTTGCTGCTCCAGCATTTTGTTATACCTGTCGGTCTCATCCTGCAGGAGTTTTGATGTTTGTTCAAGCTCCTGCCGGTCGCGGGTCGTTCGCAATACCTGCGATGATTTTGTATATATGCCTGCCGACAAATCTGAATTCTCGGTAGCAACAGCACGTTCAAGCTCTGCTTTCCGTTGCCGGAGTGTTTGCAGATAGTTGGCCTGTTCCTGGAGTGTACGTTGCTGGATAGCCTCGGTTGCTTGTTTTTCCTTGTCAACAATATCGGCAAGCTTTGACGAATGAATGTCAAGGTTGTCGAATATCCCGGGATACATCTTTTGCAGTTCGCCAAGCGCTTCGATCCTGCGGCTTTCGGCCTCGCTTTCGTCGCGCAACGTTGCTATAAGCTGCGATAATTTCTGTTTCTGTGATTCATAGCTTTCGTTGATGCGTGATGTATTATCGTCGAACCGTTTTTTTGCGTCAATGGCTTTCTGAAATTCCCGGTTCATAACCATCATTGCAGCAACCATCGCAGTGATACCTGCGGCTGCCAAAACATATGGATTTGCCAGCATCGATTTATTGAGCGCCTGCTGGACCGTTAACAACCTTTGCTTCCAAAGTATCACCCTGGCATCGGAAGCAACAAGGAAACCATTTGATTCAATGACCAGCGCGTTTACGGCTTTCTGCTCGACCAGTACCGCATTGTAAACGATTTGTGCAGCCTTTGCAGCCCCAAGGGTAGCTACCAGCACCTTCAGGCTGCTTACAACTGATTCGTAATTATCAACCAGGTTGGTAGCCCCTACAATCAAGCCGCTGAATGTACCTTCGTTGGCCTTTCCCATGTCGTTGAGCATCCGATCCCATGCATCCTGAAAGTTGCTGATCTGGCCTTGCAGGGTTTTGCTGATTACCTCCATGGTGCCCTCGACACCTTTCATTGTTCCGAGCTGGGCAATTGCATTCTTTGCACCTTCAATTGTCCGTTCAAACTCAACTCGCTGGTTCCGGAAAGTAATAGCGACCTTTTCACCTTCAGTTTGAATACGGGCGCCGAATTCTTTCCACCGTTCCGGATTGTTGATGTCCATGATTGCCTCGAAAAGCTGCCCGATTGGTTTCCCGGTTACAGCGGCAAAGTCGCCGAGCTTGACAAGCTCCTGCTGGGTCAGGACAATTCCCTGGTTGGCAAGCTTGACAAAATTCTCGGTAATGTCCTGTAACTGATAAGGGGTTTTCGCTGCAAATTCCGACAGGCCGGTTAACAGGGCCGAAGCCCTTATATTGTCTCCATTCAGTGTATTGGTGAGAACCGCTTCAAATTTCTGGAATTCGCCGCGCACATTCACCATCTCCCGGGCGAAATTTGACAGGTTGTCAACGGCAAAATAACCGGCGATTCCGAGCCCTACCTTGGCAAATATGCTGTCAATCTTGCTGCCTTCGGTCTTGATGTCATCGGTCATCTGATGAATTTTTTCATTGACCTTTGCAACATCCTTGTTCAGCTGGTCACTATTGATACGGGCATCGAAAAGAAGGGCGCTCATTGTGTGTTGTACTTTGCGAATTTTTGTTTTAAAATTTCAATTGTCCCATCGACAGTGTCTTCGGCTTCTTTTTCCTCGTCGGTTTTCAACCTGTAATATGGCATGTCGCGCATTTTTATAACGATGTTGATCCAACTGTCGCCCCACAATACCTCGCGGTGTGTCAATCCGAATGTTCGCTGAATGAGCGCAAGGGTCCCCCAGAAGGTTTCGCCTCCTGCGAAGGTGCCGGAGTCTTTGTTTCGAGGAAGTTCATCTTTTTTACCGATGCCGTAATGAGAAAAAAAAACTGCGGGTCCATTTGCCTGAAAACGATGTTCAGGTAACTGAACAGGTAGGAGAGCTTCTCAACCCGGTTAAGCAAAATGAAGCGGTACCACCGCAACCGAAATCCTGTTAACTGCTCCCGGTTAATTGCTGCATGTGCAACAATGTTGGCCACCGCTTTGAGGTTCCCCCCTTTTTGCATGATTTCATGAATCATGTTTTCATTTTCAGTGAGGGCAACCATCCGGGATACCTGCATACTGATCCGAACCAATGTACCCGGGCGTAGCGGACGGATTGTAAACGTCTTTTTCAGTCCCCAAAACAACGGGACTTTGAATTGGATCCCTTCGTCAACAATGGCGGCTCCCGCCTGGTATTCCGGATTATCGTTTTTCTTCATCCTTCTGCATTTTTGAAATCGTTGCATTCAACTCGTCAATCTTATTGGCCATGCCATTTACTACCTGCATCAAAAAAGAAAGAACATCATGTTTTCTGGTCCTTGATCCCCACCTTTCTTTCATCCCCTCTTTGCTCGCATATTGTGTGAGTTTCGCCTGGTGAAATGCCACAAGAATATCATTCAATTCAGCTGAAAGTATGAAAGCGTTGGCGAATGAATCAAGAATAGCTATGCTTTTATTGGTTAATCTCTTACTGCAAAGTCTCATTATATTCTATATTAGGGAAAGGGCCACCGGTAAAGGCAGCCCTTTCAGTTCAATCAATTTATGCAGGATTCGGGAGCTTGTACTGATACGGTGAACCTCCGGTTCCCGGGTCAAGTACAGTTCCGCCAACTTCCATTTCAAACAGGTTTCCCCTGGTCAGTTCACCGTCGAAACGGCACAAACAGGCCACTTTATAGAAATTGAAGATCACGCCGTTTGTGGTTTCGATCTGTAGCGCAAGGTTTACGGTTGCCACACTGACCGGCCCGGCATATGTGAGATATGCCGGAGGACCTACTTCGCTTCCGGCCGTACCACCCTTCATTATAGCCACTAGGCTGGGAGTAATGTCGTATGCACGCCATTTCATCTCGGTAACCCCCGGATCGGTGACAGTGGTCGCAACGGGCGTTGTCGTTTCTTCGACCTTGTAGTTTTTCTTCTGGCTTTCAGATTCATTGAGCTTGAATGATCCCTCGACCGTTTGTGCCCATTGGGTCAATGTCTCCGGCATGGTTGACGACCCGGTCGGAGTGCCATATTTCACGAACTTTATACCGTATGCATATTTTTCAGCTGCCATAATAATGTCAGTTTAATAGTTTAACAAAATACCTGATGTTACTGTAATGCTCTTTGAGCGACTGTTCACGAATGTATTCCTGCGATTCAAAATCAATCAATATCCCTGTTGTGTCTTTCTGGTGCAAAAGCGCCTGGACGCTTGCTGTACCGTCTTCGAGCGTTTCCGTGTCGGCCATTCCCGGTTTGAGGTCGGCCACATGGTAATTCACGTTAACATGACAGTACTGCATCACCGCAGAGTTGACCGGGAGCGAGTTGATAACGACGTATTCAGTATCCTTGTTTGCGGTGGGCTTGTTCAGCTTGTAAACCGGACAGGTTAACCCACCTGCACCGGTCAGAAGACTGTAAATCCTGTTTATGGCTGTATCAGTCGTTTTCATCTGAACATGGTTGTTACAAGTGGTCCTGAAATATCGTAACCCAGCCCTACACCCTTTTTGTTCATCTTCTGCTGAAACTCCTTTAACATCGCTTTCAGGTCGACCAGGACAGAATCCTCCTGGCTGGTTATCACATTATACCCCTTGCTTTCGACATAGCTGGCATAATCCATCCCAGCTACCCCTACAAGTTGATACCCGCCTTTAGAGACACTTTCAAGGGCCCGGCGTGCTGCTGCCATCCCGGTTGAATCGCCGTGCAGGTTTTGGGCAATGATCTCGCCCTGGCTCAACACGAAATATCCAATTGAACTGCGCAGGTTACCGGTATGGTCGGTATAATCACCTTTCTCGAAGGCGCCCGAAATGTTTAACCCCTGCCTGGCTTCGCTGACAAACTGCTCACCCAGGTACTGCAGTATCCGGACAATGCCGGTTTCGATCTGCATGACCCCACCAGCGAGCACCCGCTCAACTTCCATTTTGTTATATCGCGGAGTTAAACCCATAGCCTTGTATTGAATTGACCGTTGTGTTGCCGTTTCAGCGTTCCCGTC